AATAAGCGAAAGACTTCAAGAAGGAAAGCTATAGATATCACCAATGATGTACAAAGTCAACAACCAGTTAGAACATTTAGGCAAGCACTAAAGCCTAGAACAGAAAACCAAAAAGAGTATATACGCACAGCAGCGGAAAATACAATTACTTTTTGCCAAGGATTAGCTGGTAGTGGAAAAACACACATAGCTATTGGTATGGCGATAGAATATTTGTTGGGAGATAAGGTTAATAAACTAATCATCACCAGACCAGTTGTTGAAGCGGGGGAAAAGATTGGCTATCTACCCGGTACGGCAGAAGAAAAATTACATCCATATTTGCTACCAATTATTGATGAAATTCTACACTTTATTCAACCAGCGGTATATAACTCTTTAAAACTCAATAACAAAATTGAAGTTGTTCCGCTCGGTTTGATGAGAGGTAGAAATTTCCATGATTGTTTTATTGTTGCTGACGAGTGTCAGAACGCATCCTATGAACAATTAAAGATGCTATTGACAAGAATCGGTAGAAACAGTAAAATGATACTGACCGGCGACATAGGACAATCCGACTTGCACAGACACGTTCAAGGAGGATTCCTAACAATGATTCAGCAACTAAGCGGGGTAGAAGGAGTCGGCATATCCGAATTAACGTCATCGGATATAGTAAGAAATCCTATTATTGTGGGCATCTTGAATAGACTTGAAAGCTATGAGCGACAATCATAAAAAGTGTTTGGTATTAAATGCAGACTATACTCCGGTAAGAGTTATATCGTGGAAGAATGCTCTCAAGATATATTTCAAATACCAGAATAGTAAATCATTTTCTGTAGAAATTATAGACTTTTATAAGGATGACTATATTGCTGGTACTGGTAGTAAAAAGTATCCTGTGCCAGCAGTAGTAAAAATATCCAAATACAGAAATGTCAGACAAGAAGATGTAAAGTTCTCTAGGAAGAATGTTTTCCTAAGAGATAACTATACTTGTCAATATTGTGGACATAAATACGAGGCAAAAGATTTAACAAGAGATCACGTTATACCTCGTTCAAAATGGAATAAAAAAAGCTCGTCTACAACATGGACTAATATAGCTACCGCTTGTAAGCCATGTAATATAAAAAAGGGAAATAAAACACTTCAACAAAGTGGTATGAAGATCCTAAACGAGCCAATAATTCCAGATAAGAGCAAAAAATACTTGCGTATCTACGACTACTTGGATACTATAAAGGAGAACATACCAGAGGAATGGAAATATTATGTCTAGTAAATTAACAGAAGAACAAAAGAAGCAAGCGATAGCATATTGGAAAAAAATATCCTCGCAATCTTCTCTTAAGTATTGGACAGAGATACATAACAAGAAAGATTGAAATGCCAGAATATACTTTTGTTTGCGATGACTGCGGATGTAAGTTTGCGGAAATTTTATCCTTCGCCCAATACGATCAAAAAAAGTACTCTTGTTGTTCTTGCGATGGTCGTAATTTGTCAAGATCATATGAAGACGACTGTATGAATATAGGCGGAGTGGTTAGAAAATCTGATTCTGAACTAAAAACGTTAGGACATATAGCAGATAGAAATCGTGATAGGATGAGCGAAGACCATAAAGAACATCTTAAGTATAAGCATACAGAATACAAGAAACACAAACCAGAAGAAGTATTACCACAAGGAATGAGCTGGACCGAAAAACCAGAAAAAGTACAATGGACCAAGAAAAATTAGAAGATATTATAACCCCGGAAGAAGTAGAACAATTCTATGCTCTTGCAGAAAAAATGCAAAAGTTTTCTAAGACTGTTGAACCTCCGCAAGAGCCAAAAGAAAAACCGTCTCTTATTCAATTATCAATTACTGTTGATTTGATTAAAGAAGGAGAGAGTATCACTGTTTCAAATACTATCTTGGAAAAAATAAAAACCAATTATCAGATTCCAATTTCTCTTGATCAAGATTATGAACAAATCACCAAAGATTTACTAAATGCTATCACGTTATCTCTAGAAGACACGCTAAGAAAGGCTAATACCAATGAATGAAGCTTTTGAACTTCGACCAAAGAACGAACTTAAGAAAGAAGTAGAGTATTTTACTCTTAAGGGTCATCAAGATTTTCTAGATGATCAGGGTAATCCCAGATCTAATGGTGATGGGAATGATGTTCTAGCAAAGAAAATCTGTTATTACGACGAGAACAACAGCGTAGTTGTTGCAAAAACAAGATATCAGATTAAGATCGGTGCATATGGTAGGATTTTTAATCCAATCGGAATGTACTCTGAGGGTAATGCTAATAAGTTCTCCAGTAAGTCTGGCAAAGAGGAGTGGAGAATGAAAGAGGTTAACGAGTCTATTTTTAATCTATATGTGGCATTTTTAAAGACAAAGAACGTGGCACACTTGACACTAGCAGAAAGAGGACTACAATGAGACTGACTAAGGTTCACAAATATGCAATTTCTTATCTACATAGTATAGGCAAGAGCAACGCAGAAATAGCCGACGAAATCAATACGTCCGAACGCACCATTGACAGATATCTCAAGAGTGTAGCTGTTGAATCAACGCCAGAACCCGAGCCGCAACCAGAACCCGCAGCAAAAAAGCCAACCGTGTCAGACTTTCTGATTAATAAGACTCAGAGCGGAGATACTCGCGGCGTTATGATTATGACAAAGCAGGCTTCTGCTATAGCTGAAAATATTACTAAGAGTATTGCTACTCCTCCAACAAACGGTATTTTCCGACCAAAAGGTTAAAATGTCTAAAAAATATCCTTCCAAGTATTCCAATGGTAAGGAAGTATCTGCTGCTCAATACATAACAGAGATGATATGTGAAAAAAAGGCCAAGCAATCTAAAAAAGATCTTCATTACAGATTTTGGCTTAGTAAAGAATGGGCAGCATATTATAGGAATCAGATAGGTTCGGCGAATAAGCTTTTACAAAAGTATGATGCTGCCGCTATAATTAAGGCACTAAATACACAAAAGGCCGAAAAGATTTACTCTTTGCGAGCGCCCCACCTTGAAGCTATAATAGAGCAGGAACAGACCAAGCTGGATTCTTTTGTGCCAGCAGATACTTCAAATATTGACCGACATACAAACAGTGTTGGCAATCAAAATATCAAGAAAAAGAAAACCTCCATAGACTTATTAAGGGAAATAGATAATGACTAAAATGTTGGATAGTATTAAGAAAGATTTTGGTTCTGGCATTGTTATTGATGCTAATAATATAATCAGCAAAAAGCAAGTCATTATTCCGGTTAGTCCAGCAGTCGATATGATCTTGGGCGGAGGTATACCAGAAGGTAGTAGTGTTACTTTTACCGGCCAACCCAAATGTGGTAAAACAGTAACCAGTTTGTGCTTGGCGGCAAACGCACAGAAGCCGGAATACGGCGGTCGTAATGTGTATTATTTGAACGTGGAGGGGCGTATTAAACCACGCGACCTGTTAGGCATCCCCGGTTTAAACAAGGATAAATTCCATATTATAGGATCAGAACAGGGAAATATTCTAACGGCAGAAAAGTTCTTACAAATTGCTGATCGAATTATTAATGAAGAACCGGGATGTGTAGTCATTATAGACTCGTATTCTGCATTATGCACAGAAACAGAACTAACAAGCGATATGGATAAAATGCAACGGGCAGACGGACCAAAGCTACTAGCTAAATTCTGTCGTAAAGTGGCTAATGTTATTGCTGTTAATAAGAATATCGTTGTCGGTATTACTCACCTTATGGGTAATCCGGGTAATGGTCATGCAGAATGGAAAGAAAAGAGTGGAAATGCTATTGGTTATCAGGGCGACGTTAAACTTAGAGCTAAATTCCACACAGCATGGAAACTAACACCAGACGGCAATCCTGTTGGTCAAGAAGTTCATTGGACTGCTCAATGGAGTGCGCTTGGCGCTCCCGGTGGAGAAGCTGTAAGCTATATTCGCTATGGACAAGGGATTGATACTTATCAAGAAGTTATCGAACTCGGTATTAATCTCGGACTAATTGATAAGGCCGGATCGTGGTATACTCTTTCTTATCTTGGTGATGCTGAAAAGACCAAATTCCAAGGAACAGAAAAGATCAGAAACTTCCTCTTGACAAACAAGGAAGCCTATGATAAACTTGGTGATGAGATTCGCAAAATGCTTGGGTTTACAAAGGAATAAAATGATCAAAGTTCGTGATCTGGATAATAATCTTGTAAATTGGAATACCAATGGGTGTTCTCCAAGTAGTGCGGCTAAATCTAGTTATCATCTCGCAGCTAGACAACTAATAAAAGAATCTTATCCTACTATGCAAGTCTTGGAAGAGGTTCCTGTTTATTTGAGGAAAAATGAGATAGTTTACCTAGACTTCTACATACCTTTGCTTAAGAAGTGCATAGAAGTTCACGGAGAACAACATTACAGGTTTGTGCCACATTTTCATGGAAGTATAGTCGGATTTACAAAATCCAAAAAGAGAGATAATGATAAAAAGCACTGGTGCGAATTAAATAGCATAACTTTCGTAGAATTACCATATAATAATCAAGATGAATGGAGAAATCTAATCAATGGCTAGTGCTAAAGAAGATATGGAAAAATGGGATTCTATATTAGATGAATACGAACAGAGTGTTGGTTTTCCCAAATATCGTGCAGCAGGGTTGCCAGAAGAGGAGCTACAGAGCTATATTAACATGGATCGGTCTGCTATAGAAAAGCTAACGGCAGCAGATTGTTCAGAGATATCGTTGAGACTAACACAGTTTGCCTTTCATGTTCAGCGAACTATAAATAGAGAATCTGCAAGATATAACTGGGCAGATGATTTAATCAAGGATGTGATAGCAGATGAACTTAACAACTATAAAGGATACGGATATCTTGAAAAATCTGGACAAGCAATAAAGCACAACGAGAAGGCTTCTTCGCTCAATAATATCCGTAGATATGCAAAACAGAGAATAGATAGATTGTCCTATCTAGCTAACTGTATTAAGAACCTTTCAGAGAATCTTCAATCGGTGCAAATTAATAAGGTGAAAAATGGAACTTGAAAACTTAGACCCAAAACAAATACAAGCTCTTATAGGTATGCTTTCTGCGATGCTTCCAAAACAGGAACAGCAACAGGAAGAAGATATTGAACCAGTGATTAAGTCCAGATCGTCCAAGGTAAACAAAAAGGGTAAGAAGTCTGTTAACCTATTTGATAAGATGAACGTGGGCAATCTTCATAAGGACGACTCTGAGATTGATAAAAAACTGCTAAATAAAGCACCTTCTCCAAGAATGAGAGAGTTTTCTTTGATGGAAGTAACTTGTAGAAAATGCGGAAAAACAGAAGAGGTTAATCCTGCATATGTTATGGATAAGCGACGATATAAATGTAATGAATGTTCGGGGACAGCAGGCTAATGAATATACTGAGTGATCCGTCCGCAGAACGTGCGGTACTTTCTATTGTTTGCAGATATGGCGAAACATCATATCTGGAAGTTGCAGATCTATTAACAGAGCAATCTTTTGTAATAGATAGTAATATCATTATTTGGAAATGTGTTCAGAAGCTATTTAGCACAGAATCCAACCACACTATCGATGTGGCATCTATCTATTCTGCCGCAAAAGAACTTAATCTTGACCATATTCTGGAAAAGAAGGAAGAAGTTCAGCATCTCAAGGCTATTCTCGATTTTCCCGTCAAGCAGGACAATCTGAGAAAGTTTGCGGCCAAGATTAAGAAACTAGAAATAGCACGAAAGCTATATTCTAGGATAGAAGAGATCAAGGGCGAACTATTAGATATTGATGGGTCAGAATCTATCACCCAAATACTAAGTATTGCAGAAGATCCGATTTTAAACTTCGGATCATCTTTGGACGATAGTGATAATAATCCTACTCCAGTATCTGATGGTCTTGAAGACTATATCAATAATCTAAAAGAGAATCCTATTGATCAGGTTGGTATCTCGACAGGATTTCCCGTGTATGATTTTTCAATTGGTGGAGGATTAAGAAAAGCAACAATCAATGTTATTGCGGC